GAAGATAAGGCATGGACGGATGTTGCACTTGTGCCGGCGGCTATCAACTTCGGGCAGGGGCGGGAATTCTTTGCTGTGCGCACGGTAAACGCCGACGTGACGCATTTGGTGGACATCTGGAGATATCAGGGACTGGCAGAGGACTGGCGCATCCGCTTCGATGATCCGCTGGAAGGAAAGACGCGCTATTTCGATATTCGTTCAATTCAGCCCATGGGGGAAATGCGGCTCTGGAATCGGCTGCAATGCCGAGAGTTGATCGGACGTGAGGCGCAATCGTGAACTGTGAAGTTAAAGGGCTTCCCGAACTAAATCGGAAGCTGTCGGTCATGAAAACCAATTTCGATGGGCGTCCGTTGCAGGCAGTGTGCATGGGTGGCGCGAAGATCATTCGCGATCAGGCGAAACGCAACGCTCGCCGCGGTCCCACCGGCAACGTCATTAAGCAAGTCCGAGCCTTCGCTGGCAAAAAGGCATCCAAGTACGGGCAGTTGGCGGTTGCGATGGCCGGGTGGAAAGGGAGCGGGGCGATTTTCGAGGAATGGGGTACCAAGGATCACGACGGCGCAGGGAAGGCGATGCGGATTCCGCTATCGAAGATTGGGGCGTCAGGAAAGGGAAAACGATCCAAGGTCACGGGAGCGTTCGGATACGTGTTCGCGAAAATGGTGCGCGGCATGAAGGGAACGCGCTTTTTCGAGAATGCAGTGGAGTCGAAGATGCCGCAGGCTCAACAGGTAGTCGAGGAAGGGTGCAAGCGGCTTATCGAGGAGTCGATTCGGTGACACTTTCCGAGGCCATCTACACCTACGCCAAGACCGTTTCCGGACTGACTGCCATCCTGGGCTCAGGATCGGCGATGAAGTTCTGGCCAGTCGCCGTGCTGGAAACAAAAACGCCTCCTTTTGCATTCTACGAAGAGGAGAAGGATGCCTCCTACCAGACGCACGATGGCCCAGGAACGCTTAAGTCCAGCGTGGTGAAGTTTACCGCCGTGGGCGTCGATCCCGATGCGGCTGAGGCGCTGGCAGCGGCATTCGAGTCAGCATTCAGCGGGTTCAGAGGAAAGATGAGCACGGTGCCAGTGCAGGGCGTACTGTGGCAGGGATCGAGCCCGTCGTACCAGTGGACAGAGCAGGACTTCGCTGTCGATTGTACCTGCAAGTTTTGGTTCATTCTATGATCGTTTCAGTTTTGACTCCCACGAGAAATCGTCGGCAGTTCATCCCAGGACTGCTGCGGATGTTTCATGAGCAGGATTATGCGGGCAGTGCAGAATTGATTCTTATTGAGGACGGCGATCAGGATTGCTCTGATTTGGCGATTGGTCCGTACGTCAGGCACATGCGATTCGACGGAACCACTGGTGCCAAGCTGAATGCTGGGGTGGCCGCAGCGCGTGGGTCTATTTGCGTCCGGTTCGACGATGACGATTGGCAATCACCAGAGCGCATCCGTCGTCAGGTTGACCAGCTTCGTATGAGCGACAAGTCCGTGGTAGCGTGTTCGAGCGGACTCTACTACACCGAAGGCGATGGAGTGGCCTACGAGTACAGCGGCGATATTTGGCTGTGCTCTGGATTTACCCATGCCTTTCACCGCGATTGGGCACTTGCACATCCATATCCCGATGAATCGGTATGTGAGGATCTGGAATTCGTACGCGAGGCACACGCGCACGGAAAATTGAGCACGATCAGTGGAGTGGCCTGGGTAGTTGCAAGAAATCACCCAGGCAATACATGCCCACGAGATTTCTCCGATCCACAGCAACGAGCTTTCCTGCTCTCTAGCGACAACTGGAGAGAAGTTCCAGTTTCACGTATTGCGGCGATTGTTGGCCGCCAAATCAATCAAAAGGAGTATTACCCATGCCCAGCAAGTACGCCGGTATCGGCACTCAGTTAGCTCTCGGCACGTCCAGCCCGCCGACTCAGGTTGTCGTTCAGGTGGGCGACATCTCATTCGGGGCGCTGACGGCCGGAACCTACGACACAACCACCCATGACAATTCCCTGTCTGGGTACAAGGACTTCATTACGGGGCTGAAAGACGGAGGTGAGGTGACATTCAAGGTCTACTTCGATGCCGCCGACAGCACACACAAAGACACCGCTGGCGGGCTTGTCGGATTGTTCAACGCGAACTCTTTGACGTACTTCAAAATCACACCGGCTGGATATTCTCCAGCTGTGACGTGGACTGGAAGTGGATACATCACGTCGATTGGCGCATTTACCTATCCAGTGGATGGCGTGCAGGCGTGCGATGTGAAGTTTAAGGTCCGCGGAAAGCCTACGCTAGCGTAAGAGGGGATATGACCGAACCGACCGAAAAAACTGCGGTAGTACTTGCTGGAAAGGAGCGGCGGCTGCGATACACGGCCGCCGCACTGATCCGGCTAGAGAGATCGAATCCAGATTCGCTTGGCATCGTGGAGCGTACGATGCTGGTGCTGTGGCATGGTCTGTCAAAAGAAGACCAAGCCGAATTCACCAATTTCGGAGACTTCACCGAACTTGTGACGCTGGAAGAATTGAAGGCTGCGGGTGAGGCTGCCGGTGCTCAGATGGCAGCAGACGGGCCAACCGTTGAAACTGAGGCCGAAGTTGGAAACCCTATGGTTCCAGCCAGCGCCGCATAGACTGGCTGGAAATTTGGGCGATAGGCGTCTATGACTTCAGATTGCCAGAGGATTGGATGGAGCGACGCACATTGCGCGAGTTCAGCGCCTTACAGCATCGGCAACGTCGCGACCTAAGCAATCAGGATCTAATGCACGCGCGAACAGCGTCGAGCATGGGAGGCGGTAAACTGCAAGATCTGCTCATATTCCCAATCGAAGGAGCGGTAGAATCTCCAGGTGATGTCTGGAGTAAGGTCTGCAACGTAATGGGGTCGATCAACGAAGACAATGGCTAATGTCATCTCAGCACTCAAGGTTCTGATCGGGGTCGAAAGCGACGGTCTACAGTCTGGCCTGGATAAGACGCAACAGGCGGCTCAGACGTGGGCCGGGCGCATGAAGACCATCATCGGAACGGTGTCGTTCGCTGGGATTTCCGTTGGCGCATTGGGGGCGGCGCGGACATTCGAGGAGGCGTCTGTTCAGATCGGTCACGCAACAGGAGCAATTGGGACGAAGCTCGATGAATTGAATAAATCCTTCGTCAACGTCTATAAACAGGCCGATGAATCGTCTACAGAAGTGGCTCAAGCTCTTTCGCTGATTTCCTCACGTACGGGGGCCACAGGGAAATCGCTTGAGGAGTTGACATTGCAAATGCTGGAACTTGGCAAGGTACAGCATGAGGACATCGCCGTCCTGACTCCGCTCGTCACCCGCGTCTTTGGGGATTGGAGCATCTCAACGGAGCGACAAGGCAAGGCGATGGAGTTTTTGCGAGTGGTCTCGCAGCAGACTGGAACCAACGTGTCTAGATTGTCGGAGCAAGTCGTCTATGCCGGCGCTCCATTGCGCATGCTGGGCTATACGTTTGAGCAATCGGCGGCGATGATCGGGAAATTCGAGAAGGAAGGCGTTAACACAGAATTGGTTCTCGGCGGCATGAAGGCAGCGCTTCAAAAATTCGCCAAAGAAGGTGTGACGGATACTGCGGCAGCGTGGCAGGATTTCGTTGAGAAGGTTCGATCCGGGTCGATCACGATGGCGGAGGTGATTGCGCTGGTCGGAGTGAAACGTGCTCCCGATCTATATCGCGCAATCCTAGAGGGACGTTTTGAGATCGAGAAGTTTACCGAATCACTGAAGGTAATGGCAGACAAAGGTGGAGAGTCAGTTACCACGATGCGCGAGAAATTTAAGATGCTCTCGCACCAAGTAGAAGCTTTGATTGGGCAGCATTATCAACTCATCATGGTACTCGGCGCTACGGTTCCGGCGCTTGCCAGCATCGGGACGGTTGCGATTCCTGTGTTTGGTGGGATGATGGCCGTAGTTGGCAATATCACGACGGCGCTTCGCTTCGGATTGGTAGGGGCGCTTTCGGCGGTTGAGACGGCCATAGCCGCGTCTGGAATTGTGGCACTGCTCGCAGCCATCGGCTATACGGGATACAAGGCGGGAGATGCGCTTCAGAAGAAATTCGCTCCAGGCGTAGATACAACGCGAGACGCACTCCGAAACATCGGAGTCGGCGTGACGCGCCGTCCAACGATGGCGGAAATATTTGCGCAGCCTTCTCCTGCATCTGCTGCCAAAACCCCTACTGGAGTGCTGGGCGGAAGTCCGGCTGAAATCCCTGCCTATCTGAACGCTACGAATATCGATACCCTAGCCCAGATCGGAATTCTTGAGCGACTTCGGGGTGCGTGGGGAACAGCCAAGCACGCGGTGATAGAATTTATCCTTGCGTCGGAACCGATTGGAAAGAAACTCCCCTACGACTTCGCTAGTCTAAATAACCGAGTACTTGACTTCGCCACGGTTTCTGCGCAAGCGGTAATCCCGATAAAGCAGATCGAGCAAATCAATTGGCCCATCGCCGGAATCGAGAAGACTGATGCGATGATGGCGCAACTCGGCCTCACGTCCACGCATGCTCTCCGTATGGCAGCAGATCAAGCCTTGGCCTTGGCTAACGCGCTGGAGATTGCCCGTGAGGCTGGTCAGGCGACGGCGAGTGATGTAACGGCGGCTGCTGAGGCGGCAGCCAAAGCGCACAAGGCGTTACAGGATCGTATCGATGGAACTGCGGATGCTAGCAAAAAGGCAACTAAGGCTGGTGTCGATTTCGGAAGGCAAGTGTCAACCGTCCTGACTGACTTGTCGCGTTCACTGGCCGATGTGGTAATGGGGGAAAAGGCAATCGGTGACGCCTTCAAGGATGTGGGAAGGGCAATCGTACGTATCATCCTAGAAGACATAATTGCAAACGCGATAGGCAAGCTTATGAAAGCCTTGGCTGGCATCTTAGACAAGCTCGGGGGGATAGGCAAAGCATTAGGAGGTCTCATCGGAGGAGGGGGTGGTGGTGGAGGAGTCGGATCTGTAAGTTCTGCCGGCGGTTCGGCAGATTCTGGAATTGCCGGATCTGCGGTTTCGACTGGACTTGCTGCTACAGTAGGAATGGTTACCGGTGCCATATCAGCCGTCTCTGGAGTAATTGGGAATTTCCAGATGGCTGGGATGAATAAATCCCTGGACTTGATCGAGAACTACACCCGCTACACCAAGATCTATACTGGCGAGCAGTCCGACAGCATTCTTGAAACACTGCATCTCATCCGCAATAAGTGGTACGACTTCATGTCCTGGACCTGGGATGTTCACACCGTCTATCTGCAAAAGATGACGGCGGCATTAGAGGCTGGTGGATCTGGAGGAGGTGGCGGGCGAGCACTTGTCACCATCACAGGTGGAAACTACTACGGTACCACCCCTGATGCAATTGCCCAGGCAATCATTCGTCAAGCACGTCTTTCTGGTGCTGCAATCTAATGGCATACTCGGCTACAAGTAGCGACAAGCTACACCTACAACTCGGATCGGTTGGAGTCGGCGGGCTCATTACGTACTCGGAGTACGGAGCTTACAGTGGGAGCCTGCGCATAAATTCTACGCTCACGGCCAGAGACACAGCATCGTTCACCATTCCGAGTGCTGACGGTTCGTTTATTCCAGTAGTTGGGCAGCCGGTGTTGATTTCCCACGATGACCTCGGTGACCTATTCGGAGGTAGCATCGATCAGGTTCATGCGGTTAACGCTCCTGGTAGCGCTCTGGTAACAAGCGAGTGCTTATGTGTATCGTGGGACCTGCTGCTCTACAAGCGCCAGACCGGAGTGCGGTCATACCAGGATCAAGCGGCCGGTGACATCATTGGTGACCTGATAACCGCGAGCATGGGCGGCGAAGGGTTGACTTCCGTTACCGTCACTGGCCCAAACGTCACTATTGCGTTTGAATACGAATTGGTCGGGAACGCTTTCGATGCGATCTGTCAGGCTTGTAGTGATGGCACGGACACCTACGTGTGGTGGACGACTCCCGATAAAGTAGTCCACTTCGCGAAGCAGACGACCACGGCAGCTCCGTGGAATACCGACGATGATCTCTTGATTCAGTTGAGCGCAACGTGGACGCGGGAAAAATACGCTAACCGAGTTTACGCACGGCTTGGAAAGTATATCCTGGATGCGGTAACGGAATCTTACCCTGGTGATGGAGCGGCGCGTACATTCGCGATAATCAATCCAGTGGCATCCGTTCCAGTGGTCAAAGTGAACACGGTCACTAAAACTGTCGGCGTGCTGAATGTAGACACTGGGAAGGACTGGTATTGGCAGCAGAACTCAAACATCATCACGCAGGACAGCGGTGGTACGATTCTAACCAGTGGAGACACGCTCGAAGTAACGTACCAGGGATTCACTACGCTTACGGTACTGCATCAAGTGGATGTAGCTGTAGACGAGCGATCTGGCGTCGAAGGCGGAACTGGTTATTACGAATCCGTGGTAGATGTCTCAACTCCGACCACGAGTCAACAAGCGGATGCGGTCGCTGCATCCATTGCAGAAAAATTCGCGGTGATTCCGTTGAAGTTGGAAGCCAAGACGCACCGCGGTGCCTTGCAGGCAGGACAGGCGTTTGGCCCAATCGATATTACAGAATTCGGAATTACTGGAGCGACATTCCTAATCGATTCGGTGACGATGGACACTACCCCAGATAATTTCGTGGTCTGGACATTGACCGCCGTTGGTGCGTCTGGTCCGTTGATTGGAGACTGGCGTACCGCATTCATCAATCTGACACAACAAGGTAGCGTTGGATCTTCAAGCGGTAATCCCAGCACATCCAATGCCGATGCCACGGTGATCGACGTGACAAATGCGGACATAGCGTTGTCCGCAATTCGCCAAGTGGTAAATGTGCTTGCGACCACGCGCGATTGCACGGTAACCATTCCTCTGTCCATCAACATGGGTGGGGTTCCGGTAGTCGTAAAACGTGCAATTGGAAGTACGTACGATGTCATCGTTACGCATTCCGGCTCCGATACCATTGAGGGCTCGTCTTCCCCAATCAATATGAGCGGAGATGGGGAATCTCGGACATTCGTAGGCGACGGTTCTACGAATTGGGTGCAGACTGCGGCCAGTGGAACTACTACCGTTACCGCGACTCCTCCATTGCTCCCAAGCTCGTGCTCTGCGGCTGACACTCCGGCTAACCGTTACATCGACCGGGCAAATCAGCTAACTTCAACACCGATTACGGTTACCGTAGTTTTGCCAGCAAGCCACCAGGCTACTTGGGTGATTGTTGAAGCTACAAATTATGCCGGAAGCGGATGGGACTGGATTGGGAAATTCCCAGTTACGTCCGCAGCAGGATCGCAGGCGCTTGCTCCATTCTGGAGAATTGTTCCGGCTTTAGGCGCAACATGGCAGGTACGTGTTACGACTGGCAGCAGCAACGGGGAGAATGACCCGAGTACGTTCGTCGTTAGTGCAGGATTTGCGGTAACTGGATTATCTGCGCCCCCAGATTTTGCTGTAGAAGGGTTGACGATTACCGGGCCAGCCTATGCTGGAATAAATGGAATCGGTGATCCTTTCTGGCGTCTTTCCATGACTGGTTCATGGCCGACTACACTTAATCCGAATACCTGGACATTTCAGGTTGTGGTTGCCGGATGCGATGCGGCTGGAAATCTTGATCCTGGGCCTAGCGCAAACGGGAAAACCGATCCGTGGTTCGACTTTGCAAACGGAGAAGACGTCTACGAAACGCTTGATGGAAACTACAATGCTCCTGGCAGCGGGTACGAGTATCTGAAAATCTGGGTATTGGCAATCAGCCGGGCGATGGATTCTTGGAGAGATGCTGGCGCGGTGCTTCAGAAATGGCCTGATACCAGCACGTATAAGATCGTGCATTTCGGGCCGCGGCCGAACACATTGGACCTAACTGCAACGAACATTGCAACACTCAGTAAAACGTTAACCAAAACGTCAGACGGTCGTCTTGCTAGCTCGCTCCAGAACCCAGAGAACGTCATCCCGAATCCAGATTTCGAAGAGGATTCACTTGGAGTAGGGGTTCCTGCGAAGTGGACGGCGAGCGGAACGGCTACGATCAGCATTGTTACTCCGGGGGACGCTAGTACAAAATGCGTCACGATCAGTGGGTCTGCGGACGGGGCCATCATCAGTTGGGACTATAGCAACAAGTTCGTGGTCCATCCGGGGGAATTGTGGTACCAGTCGATCCGCGCCAAGTCTCCAGGCGCGGACGGAGCGCTGTACTGGTTGATGCGATTCCACAAGGCCAACAACGACTACATTACTGATTATTCGACCTTAGTTCCCGCAGGCACTACCAACTGGACTACTTTTGGAACCAACTTCGCCACGCCGGCGGACGCCGCCTATGCGGTCATGTTCGTCTACACGACGGGCCGCACCACGGGCACGTATTACATCGATCATGTCAGCCTCAAGTCGCAGACTTCGACGGGTGATGGGATGCAGGCCGATGGGGCGGGTGGTGTGAAGTGGAAGCCCACGGGAGCTTTATCGGTAGATGGAAGCGGAAACGCAGTCGTTACTCCTCTTGGGGTTACTACGGCGCTCCTGGATGCGTTTGCCGTCACGCAGGCAAAGTTGGCCAATGCGCAGATCATTGATGCTGCCAGGATCGTGGACGCCGCGGTCCTCGAAGCGAAGATTAATACCGGCGCTGTCACCGTAACGAAGATCGGGGCGCTGGCGGTCACCACGGCAAAAATCGATAACTTGGCGGTCACGAACGCCAAGATCGACAACCTCGCGGTGACGGGAGCGAAGATCGATAACGCCACGATCACAACGGCTAAGATTGCCAATGCGGCCATTACTACGGCTCTGATCGCCAACGCGGCGATTGTAAACGCACTCATCGGAAACGCCGAGATCACCGGAGCGAAGATCGCTTCAGCTACTATCACCGGGGCAAACATAGCCAACGCGACGATTACAGATGCTCTGATCGCCAACGCCACTATTACAAGCGCCAAGATCGTGAGTCTTGACGTCTCCAAATTAAACGCAGGAACGATCACAGTGAGCAGTACGTCTGGAACTGGGGTAACGGTGAAGTACTCTGGAGATTCCTCTCAGCTGCAACTCTACGCAGGAGCAACAGTTCTTATCAATGCAAGTGGTGGTTATGCGGCGTACATGCTAAATACGACCAGTTATGGTGGACTGGTATCCGTATTCGATGCGTCAGCAACGGAACGTGTTCGGCTTCAAGCATGGAATACGTCTCCGTTTGTGGGTTCGTATGGAGTGTACATCGACAATTTGAGAGTTTTGGGGCCTCGGCAAACAGGACCTGGTAATCCTTCGTTTGCAACACTGGGCGATGCTCAGACATGGTGCCAAAATCTGCTCACCGCCCTGCGCAATAGCGGTCCGATCACGTAGACTCCTAACCGTTAAACGGGATGCCCAGGAACTGAAGCATGAACTTGATCCAGAAGAGCAGGTTCCGAACGACGTCGGAAGGATCGGGAACGGCAGACCGGGCGGGTTGGCCGAAAGCAACGGCGGCGAACATCAGGGACAGTAGAAGTTTCATGACGCCATAATATTTCAAAATAATGCCAAAATCAAGAGAAATCGTAAATGCCTGAAAACACGAATGATTCATACACTCTAACCGATGACGAAAAAGCGGTGATCGAGGGTCTAAACGCACAAGCGCAGGCGTTGCAACGGCAGATCGAAGGGGCGCTTCTGATGGTCATGAAGATCCACGGGATCGAGGGCAATCGGCGATACGAAAACGGTAAACTGGTTAAGGGAGACTGACATGCGGACGATGATTCTATTCTGGGCGCTGGCCGCCTGCGTCTTCGGGCAGAACGTGTTTCCGCCCAGTAGTTCTGTCACCGTTGACGGGAGCACACTTCTCGCACCAGGCGGAATAGCGGAAGCGAATACCGCGGTGATGCTCACAAAGCTGGATTCCCAGACGGACGCCTACAAGATCTGCGCGAGCGCCAGTGCGAGCACATCGGCCTACACCTGCACGCGCACGCCGAACGGGGCGAGCGTCGGCTACGTCCACAACGCCATCGTCCCGTGGGTGCCCGACCTAGCGAACGCGGGCGGCGCTATGACGCTGGCTATTGACGGGCTCGCGGCCAAGCCAGTGATGCAGTCAGATGGCGTGACCAACCCGACTGCGGCACAGTTCACCGCGGGGTGGCTGTACCTTCTGCGGTACGATTCCACGATAGCCTCCGGCGTGTTCCGACTATCGATGGGGCCGGTATCGACAGGTGGATGGGGCTTCGCGTTGGACGCCACCGCAACTGGCATCAAGGGCTACGTCCGCAGCCCGTACGCCTGCACGATCAGCAACGCTATGGTGTTCTCTCCGGTGGCTGCAACTGTGGTGGTGACGCTTAAAAAGTCTACCTACTCCGGATTCCCGACTACGGCAAGCATCTGCGCTTCAGACTGCCCTGGATTGACGGCGGTTACGAAGGCCACTATGGCACGAACGGGCTGGACCACAGCGGTTGCGGCGGGAGACATCATCGAATACAACGTCACAACCGCCGATGCGGTGAACGGCGGGCAGATCACAATTTCG